TAGTATTGAGTGTACTGTTGCCATTTATCTCACCGCCTTATAGGATAGTAATCAATCTTTCGAGCCCAACAGGCTGATCCTTCATTAAGGTAGCCGATAATCTGCTTTCTTTATCACGGTATTTTAACACAATATAACCACTTACAGTCTCGCTCGGAACTATTCTGCAATTAAATGTCACAGACTTTGTTACTACTTCGTATAAAATAACGCAAGACAATTTGAACTGCAGGCCGTTAAAATTGTGAACTTTGTTATATCCCACAGCATATGCCTCAATATTATCCATTTTCTTTACAGGAATAACAGAATTTTGTTTTCCAACGAACTCTGTATTAGCTTTTTTGAAATGAATAATGTCGTTGTACGGAGCTTGATTATAGAACTCAATTTTCTCTCCGTTCATCTCCATCTCCATCATAAGTTCATCTCCGTTTATATTGAACTTACCAGTCTGGTCAAATCCAATATAATTGGAAGTAGACTCTTCTTTGAGCAACAAATGATTATACAATCTGAATGAATCGTTGCTCAATTTAAACACCTGCAAGTCTTTATCGAACACTAATTCAAGTTTCTCGTTACCTGCAAGCTGTGCCATCTTCTGTATATCGAAGTTATAAAACCTCGCTATTCCAGTATCTCCTGAAAACTGAATATAGTTTTCGTTTCCACTTTCAAATATTTTAAAGGAATTTACCCTAGATTGGTCTAAGTCAGCAAATCTAAATTCTTTTCCATCTTTATATTCGTAAATCTCTGATCCGTCCTTCATTAATGCTTTCCAAATCATTTCTTTAACCCCCTGTTAGAGTTTTAGGGGAAGCGTCTGCTTCCCCCATCATCATGTATACTGGTAGCTTATTCTGGTTTTCCACGACATTGGACCCGCTGGAGCTGATGCAAAAACATGAAGCCTAAGTTTCAGTCTTGCATATTTTTTCTTTGTTTCAGGATTGTTATAGTTCGTATCTGTTGGATCTGAGATGTTTCTGTTACCTTTTATAACAGCCTGCCCATCTCCAGATGCGTTAACTACAACTGCCTGATTTGCTGGATCTGATCCTCTTATCTCTTTCCACTCGCCCCAACTTACTCCATCGAATACACTAACCTCAACTGCTGCTACCGGTGTGGGTCCTGCAACAGGTCCAGCATCGTTACCGTTAGTATCCTTTGTAGTAATGAACACGTTTGTCATATCACTAACATCGGATGCTCCTCCCTTGTTGTTAAAGACGTAAAACTCTTTCTCATTTGAGTACGAGTCTGCGTCAACAGTTCCGCAGTTCCAGGTAAGTGTAGCTTGGTCCTGAGCAACATCCCACCATACAGGTACTGGTGCTGGCATATTAACTCCTCCCTTCGTTAAGTTTCAATAAAGATTTCAAGATGAAAATTACTCATTGGTCCGTTATTATCTAACCTTATGTAAACAGAATCCTGATTCGATGTATCAATATGTGGAATGTCCATGATATCCCACAATATAGTTTCAATACTTCCTGAATGATACATCCAGTATCCTTCTGGCTTTTCCCAAATGCTTAATCTGAAATCTCCAATGTATCCAGCATCTGGAGTGACTCTTATTGCCTTTATTATCCCTGAATGTACAAAACTTATCCATCCCTCGACATAATGATCTGTATCAAGTTCGTAATCGAAAACTAGTTTAACCAGTTCGTGTTTACCCTTTGCTCCACCAAACACTAATCCAGTTTCCGCATCATTTACCATTACATACTGACCGCCATGCCCATAATAACTAGAAGGAGTATCTACAAGCTGTCGAAACTGATTCAACGCATTGTATATATCATCGCCAAAACTTTCATTACTTATTGTCCCGGCTAGTACTACTAATACTTCGTAGTCCTTCTTAAGATTGTAATTGAATGTTATTGAGGTGGGCGACGTTTTTACATAGTCGAGTTCGGAACCCTCATACACATCTATACCCTGTAACCTAACAAACAGAACATCTCTCGCCATATTATATTCAAATTTTGTTAGGTTTACGACCCGTTCTCCATCTGACTCAATCTTTACCAATTCGTACAGAACACTTGAGTCAGCTTGCTCGATTTCACGTAGCAGAGTATCAAGATCTTTTCCATCGGATTGTCTGTAGATTGATTCTAAGGGGTGCTGATACGGCAAGTGTCTGTTGACTAACAGGTTATGCTTGCTTGAATCGCTTACATCTGGCAGATTTATTATTACTCTACTTCCGCCAAGTGCCATATCATTCACCCCCTTATGCGTTAGTTACCTTGATGTTAAACTTTGATGGGAAGATGTCTGATGCTTCGTAATTGAGGTCTCTTTCAATTCGTCCTTTAAGTTGTACACTTGTATTTCCAATGATATTGCCTAAGCTCAATTCGCTTTCGTAATTTACCCCATCAAGTGAAAACTTTACAAACGAATACGCATCATCTGTGCCATACTGTACAGCACTTATTCTAACATCTCCGAACATTACATCGAATGGGTTCCTTACCTCAACATTGAAATCTATTACTGAATTCTTGAAGTATCCAAGGAAGAAATCTCTGTCCTGATGGAGTTCATTGGCATTAACATATACCTCTAATGATGCTCCGTAATAGTAAAGATCCCCACCACACATGTCGAAGATATCTGTTGTATGAACAAGGTTGTTTTCATCATCATATACCCTAAAGTATCCAAGTACTGGCGGAATATCTTCAAATGTAAACTGTACCCCTTTGTATGGCTCCAACACCCTCTTAGCGGATATCAACTCGCCGGTATTACGATATAATTCTACTTTAAACCCAAGTGGTACATTGATTATCTGAATTTCACGATTCTTGTAAACTCGGACAAAGTCAACGCTAAAACTTGAAGTTGACGGGTCCCAAGGTCCTTTGACGATAAGTCCAACCTTTCCAGCACTTTTAAATTCGAGTGAACCTATAAGTTCCCATTCATCCCATTCTGTATTTCTACAGTATATTGTATAGATCTGAAGCTCTTTTATCAATCTCAGATACCTATACACAAAACTTTCATCCCTATTAACATCGAAGTATTCAAGAATTTCTAAGCTGTCGCCTATACTTCTAAATGCAATAAGTCCAGCTTGTTGGTATTCAGTATTTGGGACGTAATCATTCTTCACATCCATGACATAGGATTCGGGCTCATCAATAAGCATCATTAAATCTTGTGATCCATGATACAAATTAATGAACCCGGGTCTTTCCGTTAACGAGTATCTCAACTCGTCATTTGGAATAACTGTCCACTCGTCCCTTAAAGTCGGTTCGGTAAAATCGTCAAAGAAGATCTCTCCTCGAACTAATCTTACCGTATTCATGATTAAGAGATTGGGTACAGAACTGTGTAGAGATCAACAGCTCTTACCAGCATTACTTTGGCGAGACCTATATCCTTGGCAGCGTCAATGACATACTGTTTAGCGAGCTCAAATGAGCCGATTTCCCCAACCAGTATCCAAGGATCTCCTTCTACTGGAACATTCACTTCAGCCTGGTATCCAGGCTGACCAGGATACCCCTGAGACTGTTTCGTCCTTATTCTCAAAGGATATGTGGCGCTCGGCTCTATCAGCTGACCATCGCTTTCAACATAAACTTTACGGAATACCAGCCATCTTTTCTCTTTTCTACCCTGTGCAAACGTATCAAGATCCGGTGCAGGCAATGTAGACATCTTAAAACCTCCTTTATTATGATTTCGTTCCATTGTGTTTCAACCATAAATGCCGTTTACCCTTAACCTTGTTAATAATACTTATTTTTGGTACATCGGGTCCATAGAACTTTCCATGATGATCATCAAAGTATTTAACTAAGTCATCGAGTAATCTTTTTATATACAAATTCCCAAGAAGTTTTGTTTTATCATCCTCGGGAATATTTAATACGAACGCTTCTGCATACCAACGAATCCATCTGTATATTCTCCAATACTCCTCTGGGTACTTATTCAAGTTATTAAGTATCACTCTAGAATCATATGTATCGTCTGGATAATACTCAGGCATCCTATATATTTTCTCTGGTAAGTATTTCTTTAACCAGTCGTAAAACAAATTAACAAAATGCTTCAATGCCTGTTCTGGAGTAAGTCTTGAGTATAGTCCCAAATGCGAGTTCCAAAGTTGATAGCCGAACTGTATGACATTTTCTATCTTCTTAACAGAAACTGGTATCTCTCTTAGTGCTTCATTTCCTCCAAACGGGAAAGGATGTACTGGAATGTTAAACTCTGGATGTAATGAATAAGGAAAATCTCCAGGAAGTATCATCCAGTCGTAAGGGCCATCTTCTGCTGTATCGTCTGTTATAAAATACCATCGTCTGTACATTTCTGTAAAAATGAATTCATCCAGCAACAATACCTCGTGCAAACGATTAAAGGCCCGATGCCCCTCGCTATATATTATAACATCCTTAGGGCTGGTGTGCAAGCGATTTAATGTAGTTAAGTCAATATATCTTAAAGTTTCAAAATGTGATATACTAGGAAAAACTGATATACTGTTTTGAGAAGTTACTCCTATCATGTCTGGAAGTTTAATTTCTTTTCTAATAGTGTCAATTTGTCTTAATCCTTCTTCGTAGGTCATTAACAACTCTTTTTCAATAGTATGAAGTTGCGATAGCTCCGTTATATGTTCTGCTTTTTCTATTGTTAATCCGGTGTTGATATATACTTCCTTTTCTTTTTTCAGGGCGATGAAGATTTCTACCAAATCAACATATTTTTGAGGTTCCATTGAATTATGATGAGAATGATTCAAATCCACTTCTTTTTTTGGTTTTACAACCCCAACAATCTGAGATTTTATTTCGCCAAGTTTTCCACCAACTTCAGCTCCAATTAAATCAGATAACTTAAACCAATCATATTCTGATAACTTTTGCCATTCATCTAAGCTGAATACATATGCTCCTTTAGACACCCTTTCAAACTCTTTATTTGGAATACTTACAATGGTTTCACGTTGTCGTCCTGGAACTAATATCTGTTTATCTGTAGAAATAATACTCTTCTTACTTGATTCGATGGATTTTGGACCTGAATGGATCTCCATCGGTCTAGTAGAATAAAAGTCCGCTTGCTTTATTTCTGATTGTATTGTTGAGTCACGTTCCGATTTACGATCAAACTCAAAATCATGATTTATACTTACTTCAAATCTTTCTTGTTGGAATGGATATGCAGTATCGTGATGAACTACTCCAGAATCCTTTTCACGCTTGCCGAGAGCTTCATAATCTTGGAGAGATGCATCTTTACTAATCTTGTCCACAAGCGTTTCATCGTCGTCAATATAAGAAGATCCTTTACCCAACTTATCAAAATCTTCAATTCTTGATACACGATCAACATCTCGTGCAATTTGATCTAATTGCTCTGATCTTGATACTCTATCAATTTCATGTAATGCTCTATCTACATCTTCTAATCTTGATACTCGATCAACATCACGAGCAACTCTATCTATTTCATTTAAGTTCGATACTCGTTTAGCTTCATACACACTTCTATCAGATTGAGACGGTTCATTTGGTATAAACGAATCTCTAAAATCTCTATCCACTAATTTAAAATAGTCCTCACTATAGATATCTCTATATTCTTTTGCTACAAAATCAATCCTTGAAACTATTCCACCCTCCATTACAATTCTATCGAATATACTATAAACACTGGTTACAAATTCCCTAGATACATTATCAGCTAAGAGATTATGAGTAATAACATCTGCTACTCTAGGATTTGTTGTCATGGATGGAATGTTTGCTTGTGAAGTTGCCACCTTATATAAGGAATTTATTAATATTAAATCAGATATAACCTTAGTATCCTTCGGGGAATACTCTCCGAATTTTATCTTATTAAGCATGATACTTCTAAGGGTTCTCTGAGTGTGTAGAATAAAATCTACTTTTTGAGTATCTCTTAAATCCCTTATCATAGTAACTACTCTAGCCTCTAAATCAGTATCTCTAGCATCTTTATCAAAAGGAGTTATTAACAATTCGGATGATGTGTCCAAATTGCTTCTGTTTAGTGTCTTATTAAGAACCATTGTAATAATTTCTTCCAGATCGCTAATTAAAGATGCTTGTCCAGTCAAAGTTATTTCATTATTAAAATCATAAATAACTTTATCCACAATCATTAAATATACTGATTTTAAGTTATCTTCTGATATAATGTCCTTTGATAGAACTGATGCGTCAAACGCTGATGGATCAACTGAATTAAACTTGAGCAGATTAAACTCCTTGGCAACATATTCGTGAGTCTGAAGAAAATTAGATAATAGCGAGCCTACAACTTCCCTCATAGACTCGGCAAATTGCAATCTGGACAAGTTAATTATAGGTTTATGTGTCATTTGTGGATCGTGTGGAATTATCAAACCATATCGTTTTGTAAACAGATCAGCTTTCAATGCAGGCAAAGAAAGTACTTCATATAAGTTGACTCGATCAACTACGAAGCTGTTGTTGAGTAAAATGGCTCTAGCTGGATCTTTATACTCGCTTGATATAAGTCTTGAAATATAGAACACATCGTGTTCGGATATACGATTATATGAATAAAGGTTAGGTAAACTAAATAGTTTTCGTTTATCTAACTCTATATGTCTATTTAATGCAACTTCCCTTGTATTATTGGGATTAACAGTATAAAAACTATAGTTGGCAATGCTTTTGCCTTGCTTATGTAGGGCGGTGTCTTTTTGCAAATAAACATCTTTGAGTTTAATATAGTCCTTAATTGTTTCGTTGATGACAGCTTGATTTAACACAATAGTTAAATCCGTCAAATCTTTGTTGACGGACAGTAGTTTAGCGTCTATATCAAAAGTCTGTTCGTGGATTAAAAGATCGATTTCTTTTTTAGCTTTTTCAAATTTGTATAGATCGCGAACAAATGATGCCTGTCTTTGTTCGTACGCAAAGAACGTAAGTCTGGTTTTTAACTCATCGTCAATAGTAACTGTAAAGAGAACGGGAAACAGATTGGAGTTTACAAATGCAAAAGACATTTGATACAGCAATTCAGTCACATCATGAGGTTGTGAATAGAATTCTGTATAGAAACTCCGATTATCCATTTCCCGTCCATCTCCTTCAGTCATTATTCAGCTTCTGTGTACGGCTCAGTCTTCTTGAGAATTGCCACACCATACATTACGTTGGTAGCGTTTGTAAGGAAACTATATGGTGCGTTTACCAGGAACACTTTGTATATGTCCTGAGTATCGGGATCCTCTTCCTGACCAGTTTCAGAATTGTATTTGTGTATCAGGTCATCTTTGTTTACAACAGTACTTCTATCTGTTGCAACAATACCCTTCAACTCTCCTCTGTAGCCGTCAAATCCATGGAACACATACACAGGGGACATATGGTACTTATCAGTGTAGTTGGAAGGACCTTCCAGCTTCTTATCCACAAACTCATCGGGAGTTGTGAATGCTGCCATGTGTGCCTGCATCGGAAATCCAGTGAAGGTTTCAAGCATACAGATGTCAGTTACACCAGTACCAGTTTTATCACTGTATCTGTTTTTTTCTTCCTGAGTAAGATAATCGTTCGGCGGAACATCGCTTCCAACTGTTACGCCGAAATTGCTAGACCATCTTTCCTTTGAGTTCTTAAACGGCTTGATTTTACCGAAGTACCCAAAGGATATAAGTCTGTCCAGCTTGTTAGCGGAAGCATCACCTGCAACTACAATGCTCAGAACATCGTCAGTCAATGATACCCAGAACTGAACCGGCAACCACTTTTTGATGGTAGAAGCAGTATCGTGTCTGAACCATGAAAATCTGGAACGAACACTAGCCATATCTTCTTCCCAGGCTCCGGGAGTTGTGTAGTACCCGTCCTCGTCAACATCATCCTCAGGATCCGGAGGAGTGTAATTTCCTATACCGTAAACTACCTCGGCATAGTAATAGTTCTTCCGATTGAGTACATCCTCCAATGCAGTCCCTTTGGCGGTCAGCCTCTGAACAAAGATCGGCTGATAAAACTCAACGAACACATCTTTCGTTTTGTTTTCCGGTCCATGCAACTGATGTCTCAGAACCAACAGATTTGTTACGTCTTCAATATCAGTCGGGTAGTGGATAGTCCAATTCGGATTTGCCGCCAACTGAACTTCCTTTGCAATTTTTCTGAGGAGTCCATCGTTTACATCATAACTGCAAACAGGAGCAAAACCTTCGTTGAAATAAACTGCCATGTTCAATAACCTCCTTTTTATTATTATCCGTTAAATTCACTTGTCGCTACAGTATATCCATGAAGCGAGCAAAACTTGGGTATAAAATATTCGGTTAAATATAAATCACTTGCCTTATACAACTCAAATATTCCTGCTTCATTTTTAATGATACATTCTGCAGGAATTGTATTTCTGAGCTGATCCAGCATTTCTTTATATCTAATTTGAATATCCTTATTTAGAAAGTTTCCTATAATTGTCTTAAAAGGTTCATCACCAGTTACTTTTACATGTCCCTGGAGTTGTCCCTCATTGTCAATTATTATGGATTTTCCACTTTTATTATGTTTGATATGTATTACCATGTCTATACCTCCTATGGGACCATATTCTTTACATACTGCTCCATAAACATCCACCTTCTAGGAAATTGCTCTTTTAACACTCGAGGATTGCAACAGTATAAGGCATAAGTTTCTGCAAAATCCTCTACTGGATGAGATGCCCCATATGGAGATACTGGAGGCTCCGTTACTCCGTCACCAATTGATTTATATTGAGTTACGTTTAAGAACGGACTATCTCCATATTCGTATAAATCGAAGTAGTCTGCTTCCCATCCTCCAATCCCCAACCAATCAGCTTGTTGAGAAAACATTTTACCTGTTTTATCTCTTTGATAAAAATCAATAGCATGTCCCATCTCATGAGTAAAAACTTCCGCAGTATTGATGGCTGGGTCATTTGTATTCAAATCATATGCTTCAAGAGGATCTGTTTCACCATCCATATAATGATAATGAGCATCAAGCCACGAAGTTGAACCTTCTGGGAAATAATATTCCCTAGGATGAGCTACCCTAGAATAATCTGCGTCTAAATACAGTGTTTGTGGTTCTATGTTTATATAAGATTTTATTGTACGCAATGATCTATATTCATCAGGATCAGTGGTAACTCCAGCCGGGTCAAACGCAAATCCCCCTATATTTGGATCATCTTCTACATCTGCAAAATCGACCCAATCGAATACAAACATATGCTCCGGTTTTAAATACTGTGTTATAAAGTCAATTCTATTACCCTCAAGAATCATATCAGCTGAACTAAATACCTTTACAGGAACTCTCAACATGTGAGAAAGATATATTTCTGCACGTTTACGCCGATTAAGAGAGGATAAACCAAATCCTCCTTGCTTCCAAGGTAATGCACAATCATCTTTAAATTCAACCCACGGCTTACTAGTTATAAATGGCGAAGTGAATCCAGCGATTGTATCTTTTACAAACTTGAATAAATATTTGTGGTACGAATCAACTACTTTAATCATTGTATCCAGGTTGCCATATGCCGCAAGTAAGGTATCTCTGCCTTCCCAGAACTCTGTTGGAATATCGATACTATTGACTACAAGATTCTTTGCCCAATACACTGTATTGATATATGATGGATCGATATATCCTGGTTGACCATCAACAGCATAAAAATATGCAAGAGGGGATATATCTACGTTTCCTCCCAATTCAGGAGTTTCAACATCTCCAATCGTTACAGGCTTCTGAGCAGTGAAGTCCAGATCAACCCATATAACTTTTGAAGTTCCAGTTTCATTACTGAATATAAAGGTCAATGTATCGGTGTCTGCATCCACTCTAACTACAGGACGAAGATCTTTAACCTGTCCGAGTTCTTTGGTAAAAATTCTATAAAGTACAAACTCATTATTCTTCTTAAGACTATAAAAGTCCCCGTCCTTATATCCTGTAGCACTAAAAGTTATTGATTGAAGTTCGTATTTATTTGCGGCCGGCAGATTAATTTCATATACGAAATCCCGATGTAATGCAGGTATATCAAATCTTAATCCAACAGGATAATTATACTTGTACTTTGGAAACAAAGGCCAAGGGAATTTCAATATATCAACAATATAACTGACATCAAATCCCATTGTACATCCCCTTTCCTCTAGTATGCGTAATAGTTCCAAACTGTTCCATCATCATCCGATGAAACCACTATTCGTATCTTTTGTCCAGCAGTAACATTGAATGTGATGCTTCCTCTGTTTGATACCATTCCACTAGTTCCAGCTATTCTTGATCCAGTTGAACCATTAGCGTTTACAATATATACATCGATCTTATCTGGATAAGAATACATATTATATTCAATAGTGACGGTTTTGCTCACATCACATACATAATCTTTAGCATAGAATTTACCTGATCCGCTTACGCTGTCTGGGAACGCTCTTGGAGGAGCAAGTTCAACATTTAATGTAGCTGTAGCTAATGAACCCTTATAATTAACTGTTATGGTCGCAGTTCCAACGTAGTCAGTTCCAACTACAATTCCGTCCTGCCCAATGGTATAATTATCTATGGACCAAATACAATGGTTAGTTAAATCTTCTCCAGTACGAACTTTCATTACACCAAATGTAGCAGAGTTTCCAACATATACAGTTCTAGATGGAGGAATAATCTGGATCTGTGTAGGCTGAGATTCAATTACCGCTTCACCCTGTTTGCCGTTTAATACTGCCGTAACAGTAACCTCGCCAATTCCCATCACAGTTACGTTATAATAGTTATTAGATTTACTTCCAGTCCATCCACTCACTGACCAAGTACATTCAGCAGTTATATCAACTCTACGTCCATTTGGATATACTGCAAATGCTTTAAACGGTATTACTTCATCAATGTTTACATATTCCACAACAGTCGATTGAGGCTCAACTACAACTACAAAGCTCTTAACCTCAAGCTGTGCGTATGCCATTACCATCTGATACATAGCAGTTACTTGACATACACCCTCTGGAGCATTTTCAATAACGCCCTGGTTAATAGTGTAATTTGGATCATCTGTTGCCCATTCAGCTACATTTGTACAATCGAATGTTGAGCCATCTGCGTTCTGTATAATGGCTTTGAACTCAACTCTATCTCCAACACCCACTACAAGATTCTGAGGTTGTACACTTAATCCAAGCGGGAACGGTTCTCCATCTGTAGTTAATATGATTACATCCGTCAACTTTCCTTTTTCATCAGTTTCCGGGTCATGTCTTCGTAAATCATAATTTTCATAGATCAATGCGATCTTGAAATCTATCTTAATAGTATGAACTGAGATAGTAATCAGATCGCCAAACGAGTCTTTATTTAATGTATATCTAATCAGACCATCATGCGATGTAAAGCTGATTAACTCATCCTCTTCATTATATTCAAGATGATAGTCAAAATCTTCAAATGCACGAATAGTTCTTGGATCATAAGGATTGCCTGGAGTATCAGGATCGACCACAGGTAATCCGGATCCAGTCCCCGATCTTACAATGTAATTTGTTCCTTGAAAGAACGTAGGCTGGAGCCGTTTCATTATCATTTCAAGTATCTGAGTATAACCCTGTCCAGCTAACATTTATTTCACTCCTAGAATACCAAGATGTCGTACAATAAATCTAAGTTCTTAGGAGTATTATTTATTGGAGACCATTTCAATGCAATAGCATTTTTATCGCCACCATCAGACTCTACCCCTACATAGTATAGGACACAATCATCCTTGTAAAACAATAAGTTTCCATTTAATTGTTTTACAACGTCTCTCACTTCCTGAGAAACTGAGTTTACATCAAAAGTAGTGGTAACTGTATAATATGTAGGTATAGGATTAATGTCGATTGTGATTGGAGCTCCTGTATCCGGCAACTGATACGAAGTAGCATTCGACAACTTCTTTATTCGTCCAAATTTCTCTGCTTTCGGTAAAGCTCTTCGTATAACACCATAAGACGTCCCACGAGCTTCAACAACTTGCCCGCCTTCGACAACAACACCAACATGGTATATGCCCCCTTTACTTTGTCTGAAGAATAAATCTCCAGCTTGTACATTATCTCTACTTATTTCGTAACACAGATCTTTGAATATGCCCTCTGCGTTATAATCAGAACTCCTTGATATTAATCCCATCTGTTGCAGAGCCCACACTACTAATCCAGAGCAATCAAATACTTGACGTCCAATCCAAGTACTTGCATCATACTCTCCAGCCTTAATATAATGACCACGACCATAGGCATTAATAAGCTCGTTTAACCTTTGTTTGGTAAGAATCTCACCTTGCCCGCCCCACACATATCCACATCCAACCTTACTTTCAACTAAAGATACAAATGCTTCTGGAGCACCCATGTCTAACAAGTTAAGAGAAGAGTTGCCGTTTTGTTCATATGTAGTACAGTAGTCTTTCCAAATAAAGGCTTCCTTACCGTCCTCCGGATCAATTCCTTTATAGAAGTTACCAACCTCTGCAAGGAACCGCATAGTAAATCCTGCGTTTCTTATCTTTTTAATATATTGCTTATCTAAGTCCGGATTTGTGCGTATATTTACTTTATCCTTTAAGAGTTTGATATATGTTACGGGGGCGGTTGGCGTTGGAACAATCATTTGATCGTTTTGACCCTTAACGTCAATAGTGGCAAATATTTCTTCAGTTATCGGATCCTTCAACCTTATCATAGCTTCATAAACAGTTGAAGGTAATTTTAATTTCATTGGCTTTACGTTGCCAGCCGAGAATTTAAGATTGTATCTGAATCTCTTTGCATAACTAGGAATTCTATCAGACAACAAAGATACATCGGAATCAAGTACTTCTGCAACCCAAGACAACTCAATCTGAGTGATAAACCCTTCTTCTGTAAACTGGTGTCTGTATTCTTCAACTTTGAATATCGAAGTTGCAGTTGTTACCATATCGTAGATCCTAACAGTATGTCCAATCTCTATTAAAGGATTTCCAACAATAGCAATAGACATTCTACGCCAGTTACTCATGATTTGTTCAAATGCAGACTTTGCGGCTTCTTTTCTTTTCTCTAAAGTATCAGCAAACGGTACTTTTATACCAAATTGCCTACATACTCCCTTACATGGTCCAAATTCAATTCTCTTATTTACAAACAATGATGATCCACTATCAGATATTATTAACACTCTGCTTCGCATATCCTGCACATCATAACTAAGAGAAGCTTTGGTTAAGTCAACATAGTCCTTAACCTCCCAATCTGGTGTATCATGCTGTGTGGGCTTCCTATTTCTAAACAACATGATGTCCCCATATCGATTGCATCTAAAGGTCACATCTCCCATCTGATTTACTACCTGAAGAGCAGCATCAAAGTAATTCAGAGTGTATGGAAAACTTATTTCGTTGATGACATATCTGCTTGGCTGTTTTGTATCGCTATCTTCAATTACATATTCCGATGTCCATACATCAGCTATTTTTCTATCAAGTCTGGATGGACCCCCACGAGCGCCAACATAAAGAGCCTGAACAGCTAAATCATGTACGATTGCAGAGGCAGTCCACTTATTATTTATAGGGTTAGTGGTAACTGTCATATCTACCATGATCTCTGGATCCGGTTCGGGTTTATCAGTGTTGTCTGTGTAATTAGGTCTAAATCCTGGTTGAACTCTCAAGTAGGCACTGTTTGCAAACCCTTCATGATATTTACCATCATTGCCCAAATACAAAACATGATGCCAAATAGAGTTTCCATCACTTCCCTGAACAGATCCGAGATACGGCAATACAGTGTTATTACTGACTTGAGTTAGAACGCTAAAACTAGTTGATGGGCCTGATCTAATATGCAAATGACTCTTTACTCCATGTACCTGAACAACTGTATGATAAGAAATTACTGATGCAGTTTGTTCGTAGCTAGATGATTCGTCGTCCAGCCACCCCTCATATTCATTACCATCTTCTCCAGTAAATCTTATCTTGTGCCAGTAATTTCCCGATTCATCTTTATACGTTGACAAATAGGTATACGTGTTTCCATCATATACTACTCCTATATCCGCACTATTACTGTCGTGGTCTGCTTTTACATGAAGATGATTATGAAAGTCTTTTACAGTGTGGGCGGCGGTTGCATCTTCATCAACCGAAGCATATAGTCCACATATCCATCCATCAACCTGTTGTCCTCCAGCGTTTATATAAGTGATGTGGAACCAAGGAACTCCATTCACCGTTTCAGTTTCGAGGTAGTCGAGAACTTCGCCGTAAAATACTAAACCGATTTCATTGTAGTTTACTCCTGGGCCATTTCTAACATGCAAATGATTACCATCAGTATTTTTTAACTTATCTACTCTTACTACACCTTTTGATTTTACAGTAGCACTAGTATTCAACAGCTCCGCATATTCATGATATACCCATCTTTCCTGACCGTCAAACAATATCTTGTACCATTTCTTACTGTACTTATTAACAGTTTCATCCATATATTGAAATAGCTGACCGTTATAGGCTTTACCTACAGCGTCATATTCTGTTCCAGGACCAGTTCTGACACTTATATAACTATCAGCATTAACTATCTTTACCATTCTCGTATTATTTGAGGTATATGGATCTTTATCAGAAATGACAACTAAATTATCAGTTCTCGGATAAGTTAATGCTGAACCATGAACCATTATGTCAATATGCTGATCTATAAGATAACGCATATTGTCTCTGACTGATATCTGTACCGTAGCCTTTTCTGAATCAACTACAGCTTTGTCTATAGCTCCAGTTAACACTGGTACTACCATCCATCCATATCCAAGACAAATCTGTATCCATGTTTCTGGAACTAAGTAATGATAATATTCGTTTTGAACATTGTTTGCATTGGTGTGGGCAATAATATCTGAGTCCTCAGCATGTTTACTAACTAGAAACTCTGGACTCTTTAATCCATAGCAGTTTTCAATAGTTATATTAGCTGACGAACATCCAAAATCACTACTTCCAGTAACTTCAATTGAAACTACTCCTCCTTCTGGAACAGTTAGTTCTTTAGGAGGTAAATGAAACTCGTCAGGTCTCCTTAACTTAATGATATAGGTTGGGGAATCATCCCCAACCTGTAAACTTGAAAGTATTAATCTCATCATCTGTCTACTTAGTATGTTCATTATTTCCACCCCTCACCTAATTTATTTGGGGATCTAAATATTACATCCTGCTGATACAGATCTCTTCCAATTCGAGTACAATCAAGAAGTTCAACTACCCCACGATAAAATACTCCTTTGTCGTCACACACTACATGGATACTATCAGCGTGAGTAATAAAGTCGGTGTGAGCGTTTGCACTGAAAAATCTGAGTGAGCACTCTATTTGTGTGCCCAGGTATTTTGTAGTCTGATAGTTAGCGTGACCTCTGATTGTTTCTACTGCGATTGGAGCTGACGTTGCCTTCGGTGGGGCATACTGGAACATTTCGCAGTCAATCTCATTATAAGGGTAAATACAAAGGTTGTCAAGCTCCGCTCTTCCAGGAGGATCAGACAGTCCAAAATTACGTTGTCTACCTCTTATTATAACTTCGTCAACTGCCTTATGAGGAGCACTAGTAGACCAAGTTGATGGACCTTTTTGTACTTCAGTTAATATCCCATTAACCCAGAGATCCAGCTGACCCACTCCAGGATTGGCGTAATCATACATTACTTCGAATAATAAATGAGGGTTGTATTCCTCCATTAATCTATACTCGAACCATCCGCCATCAGTTACTAAACTCCAATAACTAGATCCATCGTCCAACGTAGTTTTTCGCATTTCTGCTGGATGCGATACATATGTTGGTCTAGTAGGCTTAGTTTCATCGATTATAGACGTAAACTGACGCAGTTGCATAAAATTTTGATTAATACTACCCTCTGATCCATCCAAGTCAAATCCACACTTTACGAAGATATCTCCACGTCTGTAGATTTTATATGGAGTAATTACAAACTTCGGTTTTGGCATATTATCACCACCTTATGTCAAATTCTGAACCCTAGTATATCCCGAAGACTCACTCTGTTTTATGAAAGAAGCTAAATACTGCTTGATAAGTGACATCATTTTGTTTACATCGTCCAGCGTCTGTATGCTCTGAATCTGCATCACAAATTTAGCATCTCCTATCTCAATAGTTGAGGCTTGGGCATCTCTAGCCTTGTAGTCGTAATACGTGATAGCATTTACTTTACTAGGTTTGTTAAACTCACTTCCCTGTAGAGTTTTCTTTATCTCTAAGAGCAACGCATTACGCTCTTTGTCTAACTGCAAAAGTTGAGTTTGAGCCTGATATCTTTCCTTTGCTTCAGTGATTGCTCCACTCTTTATTAACTGTTGCAATGCCGCTATCTGCTTCGTAATGAAATTATAAATGTTTAAATTCTGTTGTTTACGATGTTCTTCGTAAACTGCAGATTCAGGTCCATATCCAGCAAGCTCATCACGTTGCAGAGTTATGTCCTTTCTTAACTCCATCTGCCGTTTTTCTTGATTCCACTTGTCATTGAACTCCTGAAGAGCACTTCTTGCCTTTGATGCTTTATCCATTGCCTTGACTGCGGCTCGAACTCTTTCAAGTCTTAAAGCATCCAACGCATCTTGATAAGCCTGCTCAGCTTCCATAACTGTTTGATAATCATTAGTAATTGATCGAATATCTCTTGGTTGTAAGTTCTTAGCTTTTAGATCTTTATACAACTGAAGCAAATTTTCAATGATATCGTTTCTTCCAGCAAATAACTTCTGTATAGCTTCATTTCCTTGTTCTAACGCACTAATAATCTCTTCGGGCTCAACTCCAGCATCAAGTAGATCTTTTAAAGCTCCACTGACTCTACCTATTTGATTTTCCCATCCAGCTCGTGCAGTATTGTATATATCCTGAATATCGGAAATTGATTGGTCTATTACTGCTTGTATGGCGGCGACTTTTTCCTGCTCAATTTTCTTATAAGTTTCTCCTTCAGTGTTGTTACCATTCCTTATAAGTTCTTCCTGAAGCTGAATATCGAATTTCCTTGAGATTCTGTCCAATTCTTCATTAGCCGCATTAACCTCATCAATAAACGTTTGAGGAGTAGCCGCTAATCTCTTGGCAAGAGCATTAAGACTCTCTTGCTGTCTTTTCTTGTATTCACGGAATCCAGCCCAATCTATAACACCCTTATCATCCATAAACCCAAGTGACTCAGCTTCTTCAGCTTCTTTAATTATCCTTTCGTTTTCCTGAATTTGACGTTGTCTTTCAATATTCTTTATCTTTGACTGCTGAGCAAATTGCTTTCTATCCGATTCAGATGCTATAGTGAGCTCTAAGCCTTTTCTATCTGCGTCACTTATCCATTGTCTCGGATCCAATCCTACAATAGACGTAATTCCACTTAATATTGTAGCCGCCCAGGCAGTTCCTACATGGAAAGCACTTCGATCGTTGGCTAACTGTAAGATTCTTTCATCATCCTTCATCTGGAGTCGTAATATCTCATTTTCTGCTTTTGCAGCCTCAACCTGATCTCTATGCATGTCATCTAGAGCTTTTCGTCTAGCTTCAAGATTTTTAAGAATTGCTTGAGTGTTAAGATCAAATGCACCAGTCTGATCAGTCAATCTTCCCGTTTCATCAGTTATAGACGAAACCAAATCAGGAGAGATTTGAAGTAATTGTTCGTTAATTCTAATCAATTGATTTTGAGCATCAGCTAGTCTATTAGTTACATCAGCCTGCTGTTCGATTGTAAAAGTCGAATCTTCAGTAGCCATTCTAGCTCTTTCCTGAAGATCAGAGTAATATTTAATAGTTTCATTTGCTGAGATCCTTGCTGAATTTAATCTCTCAATGGCTCTTAACTCTTCAACTTGCTCACCAATCATTCGATCATAGTCTTTTACAGTAGTATCAAGTTGTTTACTATGATCCTTCCATAAAGTGGATAATGCTGTTATAGCTGAACCTATAATTTGCAATCCCATCACAACTGCTATAACCTGTGGAGTTACTGCTCCAACTCCTGCTGATATACTTCCAGCAGTTGCTGCTAACCTCGAAACTGATGTTGAAGTTACCCCTCCAACCGCGGCAAGTTCAGCTTGTAACAATTCCTGCATATTCTGCTCAGTTAAGATCTGAGTTCCAGCTTTACGAAGAGCATTAATCTTAGCAAGCTGAATCTGATGATCCCTTAAAATAATACCCTGTTGCTGAAGAATGGCAATCTGCTGGTTTGCTTCATAATTTATTCTTAACCAGTTATTTGAAAGATTAGCAATATTCTGAGTTAGGCCCGTGAACAGTTGCAACGCATTCTTTATCAAAGATATAGAAATAATTGACTGAAGAATCTTTCCAATAAGTGGAAGATTATTCAAAAGGAACATAACTATATCTTTGATGGTGTTTATAAAGGGTTTTAAATATTGAATCATTCCGTTCATAAACTGGTTAAATCCTTGAATCAGTTTCTTGAACTCCATGCTATCTCGGAAATCTTGCAGATCAGCTTTTACTATTTTAAGCCAATCTCTAAGTTTTCCAAACTGCTCATCGCCCATCTGAATGCCCAGCTGAAGGAAAAAGTCTTTTATGGTAGAAATCAAACCTTCTGTTGTTTGACCTAAACTCTCAGTTAATCCACCATATCTTTCTTCTATGATCTGCTCCAACGCTGAAAGCATTTCATCTGTAGAACCTTTAAAGGTATTATTTTTGGTAAACGCCAAACCCTTCTCTCTAAGATCATTAAGAGAGATACCCATCTGACGTAACCTAATCATAGCCTTTCCAAAGTCGCCAGCGTTGATTCTTGTCAATACATTTATAACATCGTTAAGTTCAACTCCCGCAGTACGTTTAGCTGAAGCCAAATCTCCTGCGATTCGAATCCATTTGTCGATATCCATTCTGTTAGCGGCAAGCATTTCTCCAGCCTGGAAGGTCTCAAGTTCCTGGAAAGGAGTCAATGCCGCATAACTTCTCAATCTCCTAATTGCATCTTCTGCCGCTTGAGCACTTTTTAATGTTACTTTCAATGATGTCTGTAATGCCTCGATCTGTTGGTTAGTTCCTATCAGCCAATCCCACAGTTCTTTTCCACCGAGCGACATTATTAATCCCTGAATTCCAAACCTTAAAGTATTTACTCCCTGATGTAGCTTAGAGAGAACATTTAAAGATTGTGGACCAAATGTAGAGCTAAACACTCCCCAAAAATCTCCAAGGATGGATTCAGTACTTTTAACAGTAGTACCAAATGTCTTAACTCCTCCAGTAACAGATCCAACCGATCTAGTTGCTGATGTGCTTGAGTTAGATACTGTTTTCAATGATTGTGATAAATTTTTAAGAGTATCATTGAGTACAGTAAAATTCTGAGAGCTTAAATCAAGATTATTAATCTCTGCTACAAGGTTCTTTATAAGAGCAAGTAACCTGCTAAAGCCCTCTTCCATCTTCTGCAGATCTTCAGGAGAACCAAGTTTTGTTGTTATTTTCCCTATCTGTGTTACTACTTTGTTTAATTCTCTGAATGTGGTTAAAACATCTTTGATATTTGCATTTACGCCGGCGAAATTTTGAAACTCAACATTAAGCCTGGATATAAGCTCCGACATTCTAACAAAGTACTGCTCCATATTTGAAGTGTCAGGGGCCTCGGCAGTTCTTTGAATAACTGCATCAAACTGATTAGCGATATTTACCAAGCTATTCATTGAAGATTGCATTGTATTAAATAGCTCGCTAATCTGGGTTAGATTCTGAGCATCGCCTAAAATTGTTTTAAAAGATGTGTCAACTTGATGAACAGTTGTCAACAATCCTTCAAAATATTTAGATACTCCCATTGTAGGAGTTGTAGTTCCAGATTGAGTTATAAGTGTGTTGAACTGCTCAGTAACAGACACCAGATTTTTCATTACAGTGTCAAGAGTAGAAACTGCTTCAGCTAAAGCTCCAAGTCCACCAGTAGCATTTGCGAGACCCTGATACATTACATTCAGTCTCTCTACCAATACGATCATTTCTCTAAAGTATTTCTCAGATCGTTGAATGTTTGTTGGGGTCTTTGTGTTTTGAATTAACTCTCCAAAATGCTGACTTACTGAATTAAGCCGAGTGAATGTTTCAATCAGCTGATTAAGTAAAGTATTTAACTGATCTATCTCATTTGCCACAGCTATCAGGCTTTTAAAGTTGTTAACAATGTTATTCAACAATGTTTGAAGCCTGTCGAAATACTCCAGAACCTTTTTGATATTCGAGTTTGGAATACTGCTGATAGAGTCTCGCATCGTGCTAAACTGACTTGAGAGCGATGACAAATTCTGCACAGCATCCGACATTTTGTGAATGTTATTTACGAAAGTAGTTAAACCTCTAGTTCCTCCACTCAATGCACTAAAACTATCACGCAAACTATTGATAGTACTAACTAATGAGTCAAATCCTGTGATTACATTTGCACTATCTTTCATTGCCTGAAAAGATGTATTAAGTGTAAGTATCATTGTGTTTAACTCTTCAAACAGCGATTTAAGCCGTTGAACAGCGGGTTCAGTACTATTCGCCTGATTCACGAACTTTTGCAACGACTTCATAAACTGATTAAGGGCAGATAAATCCGTGCTAAAATTCATCTGCCCGTTTTTTGCATCATCTGCCATTTATATCACCGCCCTTATCTCGACTTCTGAAATTCTTTTAAGCGATGAAGAGCTTCCAAGTCTGGTAAATCTTCATCAATAGGACCTGACGAACTTTCAGGAGCAGGATTGATCTGGACTTTCAAGTTTTGTATAGATTCAATTATCTGAATGAACCTATCTCTGTGTTCTTCTGGTTTTCCATGAGCTATATACAGAGCATCCAAACTCTTTTGATAATACTCCAGTTTTTCCTGAAGAATTTTATCCTTCTTTTCTTCAGCTATAAATCTGATGTATATACTAGCTTCTTCTGGATAAATTTGATCTACTTCTGACTTGCTCCATCCATACTCTTTAGCAAGCATATGTATCATATAAGTTATCCAGTAATCTTCTCTGAGTTTTTCTATCTCTGATTTCTGCTCAACCTCTTCACCTGATTTATCCTCAGAGTTTACATCGTCGTCCCGTTCCCCATATAGCTCGTTATCATTTTTTTTATTTCACTGATCACTTTGTTAATATTATTGACCTTAAGTATCGCATCGATAAGAACTAATGCGTCCTCCAGTCCAACCTCATTTTCAAGATACTCAACGTCAAGAGCAGGAACACAGATATGTAATAAGTGTATTACTTGCTCTACGTTTTTCTCTATGAGTTTGGCTACGAGATCTGCTACAGACAGATTTTTTTGGCCGGGCTGTAGATTCAACTGCTCCATAGTTTCAGCCTGTGCCTGAAGAAGATCAAAGACTGAAACGAGCAGTTCACGTATGCAACCGCTCATTTTGGAGTAGGATATCAAACCTAATTTTTTCACTGTTACGGGTTTATCGTTGATATGAACGATCATTTCCGTTGGGAAACTTACTGAGTCTTTACGTTCCATAATTTACACCCCTCGTTTTTATATTGCGATATATTTTAACCGCAATGACAATTTGATTTAAAACGCTGTAAAATAATGATAGTCGGGGCAAAATATTGCACTTTGCCCCGACCGCACATTACGCCATCTGAACAATGACACTTGCTTCAGCCGTCATTCCTCCAGCCGAGGCCCTAACAACTACCCATACGTTATCGCCCAATGCGAGCGGTGCCCAGTTGGACGGAATGGAACTGTCAGTTACTGCCGGATCGCCCTTTATCTTGTAATAACCGGCAGAAGCTATATAGCCCTCCCAAGTCTTAGCAATAAAGACGTTTCCAGCAATTGATGCAAAAGCATCGGCGCCTACTCCCTCTATTGCAAGGTTTGGAGCCTGATTAGGGAGTCTAGCGTTCCCCACTATCTGCCTATTGTTGATCCATGCTCCATCCTTGTTGGGAAGAGTAAACGTAGTAAGGCTAGTGATATCATACACTTCGCCGTTGAACTCGCAATATGCCTTAAGAACTGCTGTTCTAAGGTTAACATCGCTCTGTTCAGTGTATACAGGGTGCTGAGGAGTGGATATCCAGATGGTTCCACCTGACTGTTTCACCATTGTAAGGAGGTTAGTGGGCAATCCATTTACGTCCAAAGTAGACGCAAGCTGAAGCCCTTCAGTACCCATGGTGGAATCTCCGATCTCCCACAGCATAGCTCCATTGATATGTTTACGCTGAATCATACCAATGAACTCTGTGCTGAAAATTCTCTCCTCATCAAGTTTGTAATTCAACTGAAGCGGAGCCTTGTTGACTGCCTTGTATATGATGACATCTTCAGTTTTTGACTTACCCATGGCAACAGGGTGAAGTCTGAGTCTTCCAGCTTTTTGTCCAAGCCTATACCCAGGGAAACGCCCGAAGGTCAGCTTAGACTTGTTACCGTCTCCGAGAGCCTTTGTGGCTGTATGAGCAAACATTTCAATTTTCCTCATATCAGTCTCGGCAAGCGGAATCTTTACGCTTATGGACTCCCCTACCAGAGCGGCGTCTGTCTGAGATCTTCCATATCTGTCGACCTGCAGGTCGTACCACTCGGGAGTATATGTCAATTCACATCCTCCCTTGGTAAGTCCAAGGAAAACTTCATCAGTTGCCGGATTCCCACCAGCCGGGGTCCAATATGCGTCGCAAACTCCAATTTTGATGCTATCAAAGTCACCCATCGTTCAGTCCTCCTTCCTTATTATATTGTTGGGTTGCCGATCTGCCACAGGAACGAACCGTCGATACCGTTGAGTTCGTCTTCTGCAGTCTGTCTAGCAACAATACCCTGGAACTCTGTGCTAAAGATCCTCTCTTCATCCAGCTTGTAGTTCAGCTGAAGCGGAGCTCTATTAGCCGCTCTGTAGATGATAACATCTTCATCGTTCGAGCTACCCATTGCTATGGGATGAAGCCTCAATTGCCCAGCAACACCTTCAAGCCTAAATCCAGGCTTCCTACCGAAAGTGAGTTTGGATCTCTGCTCATTTACTGCAACAGCTCCAGGAATAGAGATCGTGGAAGTCGGAGCCGCAGTCAGTCCGGTACAAGTTCCATTGGCTGATGCGAGATTCATTGTTTCATCGTTAACCGCGGCAACCTTACAAGTCAATATGATCTGATTTCCTTCTCCGCTTACGTTGAAAAATGCACTCACATCTTCATCTTCGCTCAACGCAGTTCTTACCTTTCCTGCAACTGCTTCGGCGTCATCTCCAGTAACTACCGGAACTAATATAGTCTTCGGAGAATTGTTCATACCGTTTGCAGTTACCGTGATATCAGCATCTCCATCACCCTCAACAGTACCGAGTATAACGGCTGTGATCTGCTGAGCAGTTGCCGGTGATACCTGGTAAGAATCAACTATTTTGGTAGCTGTGTGAGCAAACAATTCCAGCTTACTCAGATCAGTCTCAGCAAGAGGGATTCTAGCTTTGATATCCTCTCCGATGAGAACTGACTCAGTAGCAGTTTTACCGAACTGATCTACCTGGATTTCGTACCATTCAGGAGTGTAAACAAGTTCAACACCGCCCTTAGTCAATCCAAGATAGATCTCATCAGGGTTTGGAATAGCCTCTGTCGGCAACGGTCTCCAGAAGCAGTCGCATACTCCGATCTTGATCGTTTCAAAACTCTGCTGTGTACCTGCCATTGAATTTCACCATCCTTACTTTTTTAATTTTGCCACCTTTTCCATGATTTCTTTACGCTTCTTTTCTGCCGAAGCTACAAGTCTTTTTGTCCTGACTTCCAGGTCCGGTGTATAGTCCTGAGCAAATTTGGAATACTCTACTGCCTTAGCATAGTCTTCTGCATTTAACTCAGCAACATCTCCGTCTTTAAACTTTTGACCATCAGCAGTAGTATATTCCCTATCGGGACCCAAAGACGTAAATACTACTTTCATTGCCTACACCCCCTTGACAAATAAACTCCTGAATACTACCTCGTAATCGATGTCAATCAATATAACTGGAATCTTCAATTCTCTGAATACTTCCGAGTCTATTGTATTAAACTCAATACGATGTACTTCAGTGTTTAAAATATGCCCAATCGGATTACCATCATTGTCCTGCAACTCCACATACTCGGTTCCAGAATTAGTTGGAACTAAATTATGGTCCTCGAGTAAAGTTTCAGCTACAAGTTCAGCTCCCGCTATAGCATCCTCCATTACGTTAGTGGTGTCGTTTACATCAAAGTAATGAACATATCTAAGTAAGAAGGAGTATCTGCCGGAACTAATGCTCTTATTGGCATTTACGGTAGTATTGAGAACATCGTTTGGCATGATATAAACTGCCGGAAGATACTCAAGTGCAGTATCTCTATGGCTTAATGTTTCCGGTGAAGGCATTAAGTCGATGTTACCAATACTTACGGTTTGCAAGAAGTCCAGATCTGAATTTTCATTTATCAAATCGTTTTTTATCTTCTTGGCTATGTCATTTACAAAGAAACGCTTCCTGACTGGCATATTATTCGCTCCTCAATATATCCTGAATCTCCGATTGTATTTGATTATAATATCTTTCGTACACACGATTAAACATGTCGTTTCCACGATGAAAAGTTCTTACTCCTTCGAACCGTCGATAAGCGTTGTCCCCTTCTCTCCATCTCCAGACAAGTCTACCTCTACCCTTTTTTCCACGACTCAAATGAACTAATCCGTGACGTTGAGCCCACTCTAGTATTCCAGTGTTAATTCCATCATTAGTCGTTACAGGTACAAAATGAGGATATCTATTTCCTTCAACAATATATCTCAAATACTGGAGTGCAGGAGAGTTGGGGTCTAATATACCAACTAACAATCTGACTGTTCCAGTAATGTCTCTTCTACTTCTAGGAGAGTCAACCCTGAACCTTATTGCTCTGTATAAAGTACCCGTATCATAAGGAGCTATGTTTCGCAGAGTTGCTCTAAGGATGACTCCCCAATCGTGATATACCTGTTTGATTGCTTGAATCTTCTCTTGTACTATATCGTCTGTATCATAACTTATTCTCATATCACTTAGCCTCTTCCAAATGAGCTTCTACGTGGTGTCTTTTACCTCCAGCCCATATAGGTTCCTTCGTTACTGAGTAAGTTTGAACAAAATCACCTTCAAGCACAATTTGAAAATTTTTATGCAATCCTCCAGGTATAGTATCGTAATGTTTAGCAAGAATAAACACCTTAATGTTGCCGTTATCTGTGCCAGTTACTCTGCAAGGAACGCCGCTTATGACTGTTGTCATGGTTGAAACAGGCTGTCTATCCACCTTAACTATTTCATTTTTCATAACAGTCATTCGATGCGTTTCAAATAGCCTGCTCATTATATCACTCCTATCGAGAACTCACTGGCTACTCTATACTTGTCGAGAATCTGATCTACATTTATGTTTCCAGTTGAACGCAAAAGCTCTCCAGTCACATTATTTATCTGTTTCTTTAACGAATAACTATAATCGCCAATCTTTTCAGATTCAAAAGGACCTGAAGAGTTTTCCATCTTTTCAGCATCATTAAGGATGTTGTAATTGCCATTACATAAAACTATCAGACAATTGATTACATCCTCGGGAACGGTATCCCATCCAAAATCTCCGCGAACTTCTATGTTATCAAAGCCCTCGGAGAAAGTTTCGTAGGTGTTCAGTATGTGCTTCTGCCTTTCACCCACAATTCTGAGAGTACTGTTAATATACGAATATCCGTCTGTGTTCCTAACAGATATGATATTGTATATTCTTTTTGGGAGGGCGATTTTATTTCTTCCTTCCCCGTCGACATAGATCGTCTTGTCCTCTTCTTTTACAAAAGAAAACCCCACATATGCGTCAATAAGCGAAGAACAGTAATCAAGGAGGAACTGAAGGCGATTATCATCTTCAGCAACGGCATTCTTTATCTCGTCTATTACGTTTTTTTCTTTTAACTCATTAACAGAAAGATATGCCATTTATCATCACTCCTGATCTGAACTGTTTGCTCCTTCTTTGAACGCCACGATTCTTTCAGCAAGCTCGGTTTTACTTCCTTCAGTGGAAAGGCCGAGTTCTGCGGCTATTGCCTGCAATTCGTCGAGTTTATGAGCTTTTTTAAGCCCTTCGACAGTTACCTTTTCAGGTTCTTTATTTTCTATTTTTTCTGCATTTTCTTCGGTGCCGGAAGTTTCAACAGTTCCTATGAATGCTTCTTCCTCGGATGTTTCCACTGTGTCGATAGTGTCCACAGGTACATTCTTTTCCTTAGGATCTTCCGGAACTATATCTGATTTGACAACTTTTACGACTACCAGATCGTCGTAGTAGGAATTACCCTTGTCATCAGCGAACTCATGAAGTCTGCTATCGTCTATGTTTGCAGTTGAGTTCTTCTGAGTGAACTTTATGCCATTTATGACAGTCGAGGCACATTTGCCTTTGTATACCAGTAAATACATGACTCATCCTCCAATCCGTTTTTTTATAATAAAAGGGTATCCAAATAATATTCAGATACCCTTTCAACGCCCTTCGGGCAATATTACTTGGACTTCAGGCCTTCCATGATAACCAGTGCATCCGGGTTTTCAATCTGGGTATCAACCCTGAGAGTCATTACGAAGGAAGTTGAACGCCTTCTGGGATGTCTCTCAGTTTCCCATCTGATATCACGCTGGATACCGAAGATCAGGTTTCTGTAGTCAGTCAACAGCAGGTCAGTTCCATCGCATACGCACTCTTTTACTGTCTGTCCATTGGTGTGGCTATAGTACAGTACGCCATCGATGACGATGTCAGTACCGCTGACCTGAGCAACAGTTACCACTTCTTCGTATCCACCCTGGAAGTCGATAACAAGCGTATCGCCGCGGTTGATGTTTGTTCCATTTGTAACCTTGAGCAGGTTAGTGCCTGCAGCTGGTGAGTTTGCAAGAGTTGTATTTGCACCGCCAACTGAGATTACCGGCCTGTCTGTAGGCATCAGTGAAACAGCAGTGAGCGGTATGTTGGAGTATGTGAGCCTGCCAACACCCAGCAAATACGGATCAGCAGTTGAAACAGCTCTTGCACCCATGTAGTCGTTGTAGTCCTGGTAGATGTCATCTGCGAGCAGGAATCTGAGGTTACCCTTGTTGCCCCTGTACTTGTTGGGGAGTGTTTTTACGATCCTTGACAGCTTGTCAGGTTTGATTTCGCCCTTGCTGTCGCCGAACATGGAAGCGTCTCTGGCGTCGAGCTTGTGACCGTTTTCACGAGCGATCGTAATCCATCCATTTACCAACTGCTTGATATCAGTTGCGGAGTTGGGATCGGAAATTCTCTTTCCGTACATGCACATGAGATCCAGCTCATTTGCCGCCTGTGCCGCGATCATTCTCATCAGGTGATCAACAAAAGCATCGCCTTCTATGTTGTCCTCAAGGGAGTCGTCGGAAACTTCAGCAATCGCTATGATTTCCTTTGTTTCCAGAGTCAGCTGGTCGGTTGTGATGCTTACTGTGTTACCAGGATCCACAGCACTCTTTGCCGGCTTCAGTATGTTCTGACCTATGCCAACTTTGGCTATGGTCTTGGTAGGGGCGTTCATTCTTTCAACTCTTGCGTTGGCTTTCATGAAGCTCTGATCGACTACATAATCGATGAACTTGTCAGCTTCCTCTTTGCTCAGTGCCGAAGGAGCACTAAAGCTATTCGGCGTGATAACCGCCGCTTTATTGATATAGGACTGTGCAAAAGCCATGATCTATAACCTCCTTATACTCAAAAATAGTTTCGTTTTTTATTCCTGAACCGGCATCAAGAATGACTTCCAGAATACTTCCTTCTTCTCGCCAGCACCTTTCTGTACTTCCTCTCCAACCTCGACCCCGTTGGAAGGATTTTCCTGCTTCTCGATAGTCTCGAGCCTCTTGCTGACATCTGCCAGAGTTTCGTCCAGCTTCATATCAGAGATCTTCTGTACCTGGCTTGTAACCGATTCCAGGCTCTTGCTGATGGAAGTTACCAGGTCGCTAAGGCTCTTTACGGCTGTACCGATATCGGTGACTGCTTTTGCGATCTCGCCTTCCTTAGCTTCCTCTTCCTTCTTCTTGTCATCTTCCGAAGCCTGTGTCGGAACCTCATTCAGTTTCTTTTGAATTTCATCAATAGATTTATTTACTGCGACAAAATTCTTGTTCACAGAATCCATTGCTGAGCCGACAACTTCAGCTACCAGAGCTTTTATAGCTTCTTCATTCATTTCACCGCTACCTCCTTTATTTACATTTTCATTGATTGAATTATACCTCTGCATCATCTGTCCCATTATCTTTACAAACTCTGCATCGGTCATTGTCTGAAGCTTTCTACAGATCTCATCATCGTCTTCCTTGAGTTTATCTACCAATTCGGTATTCCCATCTTCAGACTTGATTACTGTGAAAACTTCACCGATAGCCCCTTTGTCTACTAAAGAGACTTCGTATACCTCCAGATCTGTTAACCTCGTTACGGGTTTGGAATCGAACTTGCTCAATTACTTCACCTCCTCTATTGGAATACGTCTTCCACGTCCTCCTACAGAGTAACCTGTAATCTCACCCTTTTCTACCATATCCCAGACCCTATCGTCAGTAATTTTGGTTGCAAGCACCCAACTTCCGTCATCGTCAATATATGATTCAACTATGTAACCGAAACCTCCGACTCCCTTGAATACTTTGTGCATGAAACCAATTTCACTGGCTTTGGTAGTCTGCTTGCCATTTAATAGCTCGACGTAGGCTTTCTGGAGGTTGATGAGAAAATTATGTGCAGTTTCTTCGATATCCTCTCTTGTGACAATATCTTTCTGAGAGTCCACTCTATCAGGTACTAATGCCCTACCGTAAACTATCCTCTTGACACTGTCAACTTTCTGAATATCAAAGTATGTCTTAAACTGATCACTCATTTCATCACCCCGGAGTCATAATTACTACTTTTCTATATAAAGGGCATATTTGGTCGGGTAATACAATAACTCTGTAAATAAAATTTCCAAAAACCTTATTTAGGACCTAGTTAATGCAAAATGGACGTATTGTTCTTTAAATAAACGAATATAACTCGCTTTGTCATTAACTAATCCTTCCTGCTTTGCTTTATTATATTCCGGGAAAACAAACTGGCCGTCCTGAACTGTATAAATCTTTTTAAAATCTTTCAAGTTTTGGAAGTATGTTATATAGGACTGTTTTAATGCCTGTAACTTGCTAATTGATGGATTTACTGTTGCTTTGTATTCAGGGGCGGCACGATTTACGCCTTTTGACTCTCCAGGCTTTTTGTATTTCCAACCTCCAGTTCCCAAAACTCCATGTCCACCATTTCTTCCAGGATTCTTAACATCCACCAGTTGTTCGATCGAAGTCATTTTCTCAACAACTAATGATGGATAAATGAGTTCAGGATTCCTTTGAAGTGTTACCATAATTGATTCTTTTGTTGGTGTAAAGAGCGGATAATCCCACAAATTCTCGATTGGAACCCACTTCAATTCTTCAACTTCTCCAGGTTGAGCTTTCAATTCTCCTTTAGCCCTGTGGCAGACAAAGACAAAACTATTCCAAATAACTCCTTCATTATAACTATAGTTTCGTGCAACAAAAGTTAAATTGAATGGTGAAATATCCAGATTAGTTTCTTCTTTTACTTCTCGAATAGCTGCATCGATCGGACTTTCTCCATCTTCAACGCCCCCACCTGGACTGCCCCATGTATTGTTATCAGTTCTTAATCCCAATAGAATTTTTCCGCTGTCAATTATGAGAACTCCTACTCCCCAATTTTCTCCTTTCGGCTTTTCCATGTACAGTTGATGATCCATTATCATCTTTAATCCTCCTTATCGATTCCTTCATCCAATTTGGATAATCTTCCGGAATCTTATTTCTGTGAGCACACTTACAAATCATTATCGCGGCAGTGATCTCTTCTTTATAAACATGTGAATGCTTTCCTCGTTTCGTGTTAACAATGGTGTAATACATGCCCTTCTTGGAAAAGCTACGGACCACTATAAAGTGGTCCCGCCTAAATACGATTTGTTTGCTCAACGGCATCACTACTTTCTGTCTGTTTTCTTTTCGTGGCAACTCCAACAAAGCGTTTCCAGATTACTAGGCTTGTTATTCTTGCGATTACCGTCCTTGTGGTGAACCATCAAGTTTTTAGTGCTCCCACATCTTTCGCATCTCGACTTTTTGTGCTGAGTATAGATGCTTATTCCATTCTTGTAGTTGTTGTTATTTTCTCCAGCCTGATTGTAGTTACCCTTTTTCTTCTCGATATCTTCCAATGAGATTTTCTCAATGATGTCATATACATCGATTATTTCGACATTCAGTTCAGTAAACTTACTCATCTTTGTTACTCTCCTCGATATCCTCAACTCTCTCACATAGCTCGTTAAGAGATGATAAAGCACTATCAACTTTTTCGACTATTTCATCCATCTGACGTTTCATCATAAGCTGTTGAATGTTTTTATCGGTTAAGGTGTTTCCAGTCTCTTCTTTGCTCTTATCCCCAAATTCATTTGGAGTTTCGTTAACACCCTGACCACCAATATTTGATGATATCTCAGCCTGCTGTTGCAATCTAGCCTGACGAAGCAAGTATACAGGTTTCGGAGTAGTTGCCCACTCTTTAACTTCATCATCAATATCGGGCATTTCTGAGTATTTCTCCTGCTTATTATCTTCTCTAATATCATCAGGAGTCATTGTACCCATATTATAGTACTTCTCGTGAGCGGCGGCAATAGTCTTAAGAGTGTTAGCTCTATCAGCCTCTTCTCCAATATCAAGCTCATTGAACCTTATCTGCTTATCCTTTATTCCAAAGGCTAAGCGTACAACTCGATTAAATAAAGACTCGAGTTTAGCCTGATGAGGTTCAATTATCGAATACTTGTAGGTTTTATCCAGATCGAAAATCATTCCAGGAGATAGTGTACCACTGTTTCCTGTATCATAAACCTGGAGTCTGTGAGGAGGTACTCCATGTGCTGATATAATTTCATCTCTATTGTCTTTACGGTAGAATCTAAATCCACCGTCCTTCATTTCGAACGCGAGCGGTACGAGTTTTACTTCGCAACCCTTTGGAGTAGTTAACACCAAAGTCTTATGAGCGTTCTGTACCCCCTTGAGGTCTTTCTTGAAGTAACCTTTTATATCCTTTTTAGTTTCCTCGTCAAGTTTACCGCCTTGTACTACAACAGCGAATCTTGGAACTGCCTCATTATTGAAAAAGTTGATGTTATAATCGGCTACTTTGTCATTTCCGATCATTGACTTGAGGGCAGCAACCCAATCAGGAATTCCATACTTTCCACCCATGACATGATAGTTCCTCAAAATAAGAACTTCAGTCATTGGATTTCCAGTATGAGGTTCAATATGATCAGGTCTATCTCCATCAAAAATCTTAAAAATACGTTCATGAGTATTTACTATCTGCATGACGTATTTCATATCAGTGTCCCCTAATGATGGTAAATTCAAGTTTCTTGCTATTCTACATGTTTCTGTAGGCAGTAACTTGAACCTAGCGGGTTCCCCATTTCTTTTACGGGTTAATTCTACAAATACGACGCCAAATGTGTCATAGTTTATCAAACACGATTTAGCACCTTCAATGAAATCATCTATGCCGAAAGAATCCTGGAAGAACGTGTAGAGCTTGTTATCTTTGTTGCTCCACTTTACATCTTTCTTTACAGGATTCCCTTTTGCGTCCACAGTTACTATATCCCACCCTGCGGTAGTTGAGTCGATAGCAATCTGTTTTATGCACCGGGCGTGGTATAAATTTTCCAGTGAGAACTGCTTCATATTTGCAAAATTGAGAGTGGGACGATAAACTCTACCCGACGCATATTGCTCACCAAAATCGTCTTCATCCAAGTCCACAGCGTTGGAATCTCTTTTCTTACGCCTAGCTTTACTCGAATCAAGACGGGCCTTATTTACATCAACGATGTCGCCATTAGAAAAGACATAGGCGGCAACAACTTCGTCATTATCTTCAATAGCGTTTACAATCTGATCTTCGGCCACGTCTTTCACTCCCTTCTATAGTCCTTTTACATATAGGACACATTCATACACAGATTACAAATATAATTGTAGCCAAAAAAATAAAGCCTACATTTAGTAGGCTTAAAGAGTTTCAACAGTGACAATTCCGCCGCTATCATCAATATCATCCATCGAGTTAAATATATAACGTATACCGTCCATTAAGTGATTATTTTTATCTACAGGCTTGTTTCCACCCTTCTCAGGATACCTATAAGAGTTGAATTCTTCAATAGTGTGAACACAATTACTGGTTACATACAACCTAACATGTCCATCGGCAGTTTTCAACCAACTTCTAACCCTATCGATACCAATCTCGATATTTTTATTAGCTCCTTGAGTTGGAATACCTGCACTCTCCATCTGTGCTATTGCATCTGGATTTTCAGGGTCAACAAACCATACCTCCGGCTTATACAAGTCGTATTTTGGTTTCAAGTAGTGTTTAATAAGAACTGGAGTTTGCTTTCTTCTCTCGTATATTTCATCGAAGATAACAGCATCTCCATTTGGCAAGAACTGTATAAACGGAGTAGCCGCTGGATCTTCATAGCCCCAGTCTTGAGCGGCAAGCGTTCTAAAGTTTGGATTGAATTTAAAGTTCTCCTGCGGGATTACATGAATTGTTTCGTCAAATTCACCATATACAAGTCCATCTCTACCTGGTTTCTTACACTCCCACTGTGCGTCCCAAGTGGCACGGTCCATACCTGTGAATTTGTCAATAGTGTCTCGAATTTCATAGTATCCATCCGAACGTTTTGCTTTCGTCTGACAAACTTCGACTAATGGGCAAGCGAGACAACCACTGTATTTTTCACGGTTTTTCTGAACCACATCCAAAGGAAATTCTTTCATGTAATCATCTTTATTGTCCGAAAAAACCTTTACTGGAGTGTAGGTCTTGGTTACATCATTAGGTAATAATATATAGCAAGGAACGGTTCCACTTCGTTTATCTGAACATGGCTCTATAGTTTCCCAAATACACCACATGTACATTTTGAAATTACGCTGATCTTTTTCATTAATCAGCTTCTGCATTGGTCCATGAGGAAACTTTCTTGTTGAAGTTATTCTTACACAGGATGGAACAGTCTTTGTTGATTTAGCCATTGACATAAATTCCATCAATATTTTCCATTGAGTAAGTTCTACTTCGTCAAAATTAGTTCTTTGTGGATGTGGTCCGTTAACTCCTGACATTGTACCAGGAAGTATACTTATCTCTGAACCGTTGTCCAACTTAGTTCTACTAATCATTGGTTCTTTTGAAAGTAGTGACTTGAAATATGGTTTTTTCAAAATAGAAACGGTATACTGATAACACTTGTTAGCCTGGTCTTCGATAGCTCCAACGGAAGCAATTTCACATCCAGGTTTACACAAAGCATCTAAGGCATTAAGGATTCCAAAGTTCTGAGTCTTACCCCCATTTCGATTAGCAATAACGAGAAATTTGGATACCTCATCAAAAAATGAGTCAGCAATAAAATCGAATGGAGCACAATGATCCTGACATACTGCCTTAGTTGGAATCCTATAACCAATGATGCTTTGTATAAATCTATGAAGCTGAACTCTATCTTTGCTACTATAAAGATTGGCTATACACCAATCTACATATTGTTGTAGCTTTTGATAAAACACATTGGGATCTACCATATCAGACATTTACATCACCGTCGCATCCTTGATAAAATGTTTTATTTCAATAAGTCTTGAAGGAAGTTCAACCTTTATCAAAATTCTGTTTTCAGAATAATCGAATTCTATCTTGTCAATGTTTTCAATATCAAAAGTTTGTTGAGTTTCAACTATAGTCAAGGTTCTACGCACACCCAAAACTGGATGTGCGTATTCACCCTTCTTGAACAACTTTGGATATTCATCACACAAGAAATCGACCATTATACATATGTGTCTTACTTCTTCTGAACGCTTATCCATAATTGTTACCTCCCTGTGCTACCCATTCCGCCGACACGTTCTCCAGTAGCCGCATCATTATCAGCTTTCAAGTACTTACTGAAAGTACCCTGTCCTATAGCATCGCCCTTCTTTATGACGTATGCTGTGTCATTGAAGTTATAGAATATAAATCCTATATTTCCATCATTGTTAGGATTTCCGTAATAATCTGCATCGATCTTTCCAGGCGAGTTCATCATCATAATGCCCTTTGTTGAGAGTCCGCTTCTAATAGAAATCAGTAACTCTTCATCATCGAGCATGTATGCCTTGATGTTTGTAAACACGATTGTCACCTTATGCGGTTCAAGCACTATATCAGCTGGAGCTACAAAATCGTATCCAGCTGATTTTGCTGTCTTTCTTACAGGAAGCTGATACTCATAAGTCCCGTCTTCTTTTACTTCGACATATTTTGCGAACGGTGCCAGAACTGGTTCGAATCCCCTTACAGGGACCTTATGAATTTCTGCAACGACTTCAACTTCAGTATCCAGCGGAAGATTTATCACAGAAGTTCCATCCTCAGACTGAAGAACTGCGTTACCTTCTTCATACTGCTTGGTAATGACATACATTCTGCTTCCGTCGACTTTTATCAAGGAATTGTTTTCGAGATCGATTATCTTCTTCATATTAACCCTCCTGCTCGAATTTCTGTATCAAGTAATTTTTGTAAATATGGAAATTGTCTTTGTTGATAGCAACCCCGGCAGACCGTCTATGTCCGCCACCACCTCCCATATGTCTAGCCCACGCTCCGAGATCGATATCATCAACTCTTGAACGTACACTAATAGTATCGTGGTAGAAGAACATAATATAGTCAATGCCATCTTCGTACAGCTTTTCAGCCATCTCTCCAACAGCAGTAGAGATAGTAGCACATTTCACTTTCTTCTGGAACTTCTTGATTTCGCCATTCACAGGTACTTCAAAAGTGAAGTCCATTATTCTGCAACTTTTTTCAACTGCTGGAAAAATTATGTACCGCATTTTCTTGTCGAAGTCTGCCATCAAGGCTTTGTCCATGGCGTTGAAAATATCAAATTCCTTGTACATATCCCAGGCATCCCCGACATACTTGGTAAGGAAGTATTCAACTCCAGTATTAGTGAACAGGTTCGAAAGGTTGTAACATTCACGATCGCCCTTCTCAACCCATTGCCACGTATCATAGTCGCTAATCTTATTAACAAGATTATCGAGCTTGAGGAACTTCTGTGTGCCAATAAGTTCGCATACATCTTCCTGCAGGTACTTCCAGAACAGCTTGGTACCGCTCACACCCTTTTCCTGAGTTACTTCAGCCCAGTTAAAATTGTTGAAAGCTAATGCAGTTCCATGATGATCGAATAACATAATACGTCTTTTACCCTGTCTGTTTTCAGAGTCTATAGTGGCGATCAGTGAAGCATCCGTAACTGAACAGTCAGTAATGAAAATTAACTCTCTGTCAGCATAATCCGGGCTAAACAGCACTAATTTAACCACTTTGTCAACTGACGGATTGGACACGTTAAAGTACTTACAATCAGCGAAATAGTTTTTCGCGATGATCACAGGGCCCACTCCGTCCAGATCGTTGTGAGATATTATTGCAACTCTTCTATCAGGATGAATCCCACACCGATAAAAATAATCCTGGTTTAACAAACGCTAACACTCCTTTCTAATCTTAAAATATGTTATGGGTAATGCTAGGATAAATATTGTAATTACTAAGATGTCGAAAACTTTGTTATGTATATTGAATTCTTTCTTAAATACACTTATTTCTGTTGGGGCGGTGTATTTAAAGAAATCCAAGATATATAAAAAATGGAATAAAAATATAGTAAATATTGATAGAAAATAAAATAGTAGAATCACACCAAAAATTGATAACATCATTGTTATCATCACTCCTTATACATCGAAATTCTCAATAGCCTTTATTACATCATGAAATACTTCAGTTGGAGTTTTTTCAGCATCAATATATACAGTTTTGGGGAAATAAGTGTGTATGGTTTTATAAATTTCGATTGCTTTTTTCTGATTTTCGAAGTT